TACACTCATACCAATTAGTACCATTATAGATGACTAAGTGGTTAACACCATCAACAAAGCCAATCATATTAACATCACCGAAGTTAAATAATTCGGCTCTAACTCTAGTGACAGTAGTGGCACCGCCGTTTGTAGTGTTATGAGTAATACCGGTGGTATAAGCTGTCCAACCACTAACTCCAAGCTTAAAGAAAGAGTAAGTTGCACCAGACTGATTTTTTCTTGCCGCAATTATTTCTGTATCACCTGTCGTTGTATTCTGAAAAATCCAAATTCCTAATACTGGACCTTCTGCTGTAGCAGGGGCGACTGCCGTATAGGTTTCATCATAATACCGGTATCCAGAAACCCTTCGATAACCACCGGATAATGCCGTCTCATAGTTCACTAGGCGAGTAGCTGACCCCGGAAAATTATCAGAAAGAAAAAGGTTGTTATCATTGGTGTTCAAACCACCTTGACAAATAACCTTAAGTGATTGTGTTCTGTTGGGCATTATGCACTATCCTTGTATCAGTCATATACTTATCTTTAGGAATTAAGAGATAAGACATATCAGCCAATCCTTTACTAAAGTTTTTTTCAAACTTGCTAGCTCTTTCGTCATTATCTAAAAACATAAACATGTGCATGAGGGCACCATACATAATAACATAATCATATGTAATTGGTATATCTGTAGTATCATCATAAGCACTTAAATCAGTAGGAACTGACCAATATTTGTATTTTAAAACATAAGCTTTATCTGGAGAAGGTGTTACACCAAAACCACCGCTATTTGCCTCAAATACAGATGATGGAATAGAAATACCAGTGTTACCACTATCATTGTCATATGGCATTGCCATATAGTACCACTCTTTTTTATTAATTGGTTTTAATTTAACTGTAGTTGTAGAAAGAGTTCCATCATTTTCAATATAAAACGATTCCCAGTCTACAGTTTTTAAATTTGATGGCCAAGAATATTCTTCCTGACCAACAGTTAAAGTTTGTGAGTAAGATTCAGAATTAAAAGGCCACTCAAACTTCTGAGAATTGATTTCTCTGATAGTATCTATAATGGCATCTTTTGCTGCCGCTTGAATTCCACGGACAGTAGCAAATTCTGTAGAATCAATAGTAACTTCATTTAATCTGCGAAGAACTCTGTTTGTTAAGTCTAAATAAGTGCTGCCCATGTTTTATCCCTTTTACGATGCCGCCGAAATACCAAAGGCCTCTAAAGCATCAATGATTGCATTAATGGCTGTTCTAGCTTCAACATCCGTAGTAGCGCCACCAGAAGGATCATTGATCTT